CCTCGGTAAGCGTCTGCTCCACAAGACTCTCTAAAGTTTCCACTAAAGAAAGTTTTGGAGCTATTTACTTTGCAATTGTATTTTTGCAAGTAATCAAGAACAGTCATCGCATATGTCGATGGAACGATGATATCATCACCATAGACATGGACATGTCTGCTAACACGAAAACAGTTAGCAAACGTCACAGGGAAGTTTTGTGCCCTAAGAAGAGCCGCTACACATATAGTGTAGAAATACATCGACTCAACTGGAAAGCACAGAGCACTACCCATAGAAGCAAACTTCAGAAGAGGGCTTATTACGCCACCTTCAGGAAGTTCTGCTTTCGTCGAACGACATGCGTCGATCGCATCCAGTAAATCTGGATTGGAACGAAACATCTCAAGTGCCAAAGACCGTGGAACACGATCTGAAGCATCTGAAAGATCAATCGTTGCTAATTGACCTGTCTCAGACGATTTAATCGCCAGCATCTGGTTAACAGATTGATCACGGAAATTTACGTGACCTTTTGTTAGTTCAGAGGATTCGATCAAGTCATAAAGAACTTGACGAATAGCCTGTTGAGTGTATTGCATACACGCAGGTTCTATAGCGATTATTCTTGGACCTTTCATGGTTTTCGGAACAGGTGTAACCCTAACGGGTTGCTCATCCTGTTCAGGAACGATCGTTACTATTTTGAGCTCCTCAGAGCCTTCAGCGGACATAGAATATCCGTTGTCGACTAGAGGGAAGTAAGGCTCGAGACGATCGTGCCAACGACGCCAAAGGAATTTCTGATTTCCAGAAACTCTTTCAGCGGTAGCTCCGGGACCGTGCCTAGGGACCAACATATCAAGGCGTATATTAGCCAAGATATTGCCCCAAAGCACAGAGGATACCAGAGAAAATTCTCGGGAATCCTCGGGCGGAGGTGTAAACTCATGGAAGGACTGCTCAATCGCAGTGAAGTTCGCGATCGCCGCTCGTACCCTTTTTGGGGTGCAGGCGGCTTCAGTCTTCTTGAAGGCCAGGCATATCTGCCTGATACTATCAACAAGAGTAGAATGATCGTTTGTAATTGAATCTTCATTGCGTATTCTCCCTGTCTCTCGGTCGAAAATAAGACTGATCATACCCTG